ACACCTGTCTGTTCATATATATCTTGAATATCTAAAGGTTGTAGTTCGCCTCCTTTTCCTAGTTGTACGTTTTCTAGCCCTTCGATGTCTACGATGAGACCGTCTGGTTTGGCTTTAGCGATAGCCTGTTGAAGCTTTAAATGCGAAAGCTGTAGTTGGTCGGCAAAACCAATTACAGAGCCTACAAGAGACTTAGGCATCATTCTTCGTAAGTTGGTAGCAACCACAGAGTACGATAGCCTTGCTTTGGTTAAGTCGTGTACGTTTTTGGGGACATTTGCTTTCTGCCCGTATCCAAACATATAATCACATCCTACAACGTAACTACCGCCAAACACAGTCTGAATGCTCATGTTTGAAGGCTTTCTGTCGTATACAGATTCTTTAGGCGGTGTATATTCCATCCCTTTATAATAGAATCCTGTGTTTCCAAACTTAGAACTCTTTTCTTCAAACATCATATCATCTGTAGATAAAAACTCAAAGTCCATAACCTCTACAATAAACTCATCGTATCCGTAAGTTGTACGGTCTAGAGTTTCATCGTAGTATTTATAGCTTAGTTTATCTGCCCTGTTCTGATACTTGTTCTTTACTTTCTGGGCAATCTTAGCATATTCTTCTTCACTAAACTCATCACGAGCGATACGTTTGAGTTCAGAAATGCTAATTTTTTTGACGTGTCCTGCATAAATGAGGTCGCTAAATGTAGGGTCTTCGGTGTAGCTATGGAAGAAAAATGCTGGGTCGATGTATTCTTCTGTAATTCCATAGTTAGGGTCGTTGTTTCTTTTAATAACGCCCATACCACAGGCTACTAAGTCGTTTACTGCTCTACGGTATACACGCTGGTCAAAATCGTTCCACTCTAGCGTGATATTCGTACCAACCTGCGCTGCTATTTCGGCAGCAGTTTTGATGTTGGTGTCCATAAAGATTTCAGCTTCTTCTGAAGTTTCTGGTACATCCTCTGGCTTAACTCCGATTTCAGCACCTAAAGTATTTAGGTCTTCAATCATCTGCTTGTTCTCTACTTGAAACAATTTTTTAGCTCTTTCTTTTTCTTTTTCAGACTGAGAAAGAGGGTCTATAGCAGTAAGGTTTGGATAGGGTTTTCTAGAAAGGATGTTGTTTACAACAATCTTTACGAACTTAGGGACGATAGGCACTGGAGACCAATCAAGGTTCAGTAAAGTACCGTCCCCGTTATTAGGGTCTAATGAGTTTAATATCTGTTTGTAGATAGAAGTATCTTGTGTTCCGTTTGCGTAATCACGATTCGTTTCAAAGTCTTTTAATCTTCTTCTGAAAAGACTTCTTTCATCGTCAGAGTTACCCCATTGTTTTTCAATGGCTTTAGCATACTTTAGACCGTAAGTCTTAGTAGACTTTTTTCCATAGTGTGCAAATGGGTCTGGAAAGTTACCGTACTTTCCTTGTTCATTGTTGTTATTGTACATAGCCTTTCGCAGAATACTTCCTTGCAAAGATACAAAATTAAAGCACTGTGTATCAACGCCTTATTTCTTTGTATCTACGGAAAAATTGCTTGTCGTTAAACTGTGATTGTTTTTTAATGGTTTTTGTTTTTTGCGCCCCTAATAAAGCAAGACCGCTTGATATTGTTAAATCGTATTTGGTACGATTATCTATCTTGTATCCAATCCAATCTTCAAGAGTTCTGTCGAAATACATTTTACCCATCTCACCAGTCTCTTGGTTTATACCTACATGCTCCTCTATGTACGCTTCTATAGCATGGGCATGCGCTTGAATAACGTCCACAGAGTTAGACGGTATACCACGAGTTTTTGTGTTTTGTGCGGCATTAGGAGACTTTAGATGGTCGGGTCTTTTCATTACATACTCTTCGTACCCCCTTGCTTCAAAGTGCCTTACAATACCGTATTTGTTGTTTTCAATAAGGAGTGGGTATCCATAAAATACAGCAGCAAGCAACACATCCTCATAAAAGATACGTGCCAAAGGTGGACGAGAGGCATACTCAGCGACAAACATATTTGCTGGTGCAGCCATGTTGAATTTATTATAAAGATGGCAAGCTCCTTTTGAACCTCTATTATCTGTCGTTGAATCCAAGTCATAACTATCGACACCACCCACGCCTATGTGGTCATTGGCTGGGTGCATTTTACCGTTTATTATTCTGTGTTTGTTTCTATCTTCTGGTTTAGGCATCCAAGCTACACGCCACCTACCTTCTTTGTTTGGGTTAAACACAACTTCCTTGTCGCTAACACCTTCTTTCCAGCTAAAGTTGCCACGAACCACAGGGTTAGGAAACAACTCTTGATTGTGTTCTATCTGCTCGTATATCCTCCCAATATTAAAAGTAGAACCTTCTATGCTGTCACGCATAGCCTCATCAATAGTAAAAGGAAACTGCCTAATCTGTTCGTTCAGTTCTCTGGCATCGTGCTTCAGCGCATCTCTTTCATTTTTGAGATAAGTCTTAGCACCAATATCCACATAATCCCCATCAATCGTTTTAACTGGTTTTTCTGGGTCTTCCACAATTGCGTTACCGTACTCGTCAAAGAAACCTTCGAGAGCTTCGTAGGCTGGTATAAATAATCTATATAATCCAGTTTTTGTTCTTCCATTTGCGTTTCTATCGTTTGGGTCTGAATCTCTCCAAAGCTCCTTGTATTGTCTACCGCCTTTATCCATTGGGTTTACAGTAGAGCCTACTAAAGCTTTACCTACAATTCTTCTACCCACAATTAAACAGGTTCTCTCTATACGCCAAGCTTCACGAATATCTGTGGGCTTTTCCCACTTGCCTGCCTCGTCAAGATACAGCAAATGAAGTTTCTCACCATCGTATGCGTTGTTCGTAGTGTTTTTCCAATTTATAACTGTATTTAACGCTTCCCCTTTATTGGATGTTTTATTGTTCTTGGTGATGCGCTTAGAGGGTTCACGAAATGCCAGCTCCATACGAGGATTGGTTGTACCGTCTTGTATAGGCTTGAAGAAAAAAGGAAGAGACCTGTACATTGTTACTACCTTTTTCATAAAGATGTTTTCCTGTGCATCCTTACCTGTCTTAGACTGTATTCCTAATAGCTTTTCTTTTACCTGTGTACCTTCGTCTACAAGTATTGCTGATGATATGTTAGTGTACCCAGAACGTCTACACTTTACGTAGTTCTGACCCATAGAACGTGGGTCTAACTCACACGCAGCAAAGTGTATAAACAGTCTTCTCTGAAACTCTAAATAATACCCGTACCCGATGTCCAGCTTCTCCCACTGGAGCATCATGTAGTGTCTCCCAGTAATATATGTAGGCTCACCATCATTATAAAACCAGAAACCCTCACGCCTACGAATAAATTCCTTTTCGATATACGAAGAAAACCTCTTTTTAAATTCCGAGGGCATCTCGTACCACTCATCCATAGAGCGAATCCTACGCAACTCCTCTGGCACATCGAGTCTTTTCCACATTTGCAATTCACGAGGTTTATCGTGGTTATGGATTTCTTTTTTCTTGGGGGCTTTGGGGAGCTGAATGAGAACCTCACCGATTTCGATGACCTCTCCATCCGAATCGTTGGGACATATATTGACCACGTACTCATCGTATCCCTCAACTTTCTTAAGACCTGCCATCGCATTATTCGTAATAGTAGATATGGTAATGCTCCCCTTCGTACCTACATTTTTTTTCACGATTGCACTCTTGCTTGCTTGCAGCGCAAGAAACAATAGCGAGCATAGAGAAAATTATTAATAAACGCTTCATATTGATTTATTTTAATATATTTACATTAAATTAACATTCCAGCTTATGAAAACTATTCTGTTAGCAGCTGGGTTTCTTTTACTAACGTCTTGCGTTAGTAGTGAAAGTATAGCGGTTCAATCATCTTGTTCTTACCACGAATGTGAAATCACCGCCATACACTCCCACGCTTACTGGTATTAATAATCCCAGTAGATGAAGACTTGACTACTTGGAGAATCGCTCTGCGAACCCTCCAGAGTAGTCTTTGTCTTCTTCAATCCCTCCTGTTTCTTTAATTTCTTTGACCATTTGTTCAAGTCGTTGGTATTCGATAAGGAGTTCTTTTGCATCTGTTGCTGTTTGTTTAATGCTTTGTAACTCAGCTTTACGCTGAGAGCCAGAAAGCTCTGCATCTACAGGCTTTCTTATTTCATCAATCATATTATTAATTGCCACCTCCATAGAGGAAAGCAGTCTTGTTGATGCTTCTATTGTGGTAAATTTACGCTTCTTTGACATACACTAGTTCTGTTGTTCGCATTCGATACACAATATCACCGTTTAACAAATCCATCTTGTAGTCCGAATTTTTTCTGTAACCCACCACATCACCAACGCTCGCTCCAATCCATTCTGAGTCTTCTGGGAGAGCAACAAGTTCTCCTTCATCTTTAGGTTCTTCTTTGATGCTAAGAATAATGCCAGAGTCACTTGTTTCTTCTTCTGGCTCATCGGGTGGTGCAACAAAACACCAATCCCCAAGCATAGCAATATCACCAGCTTCGTTCTCAATAGCGATGGCGTGATTTCCATATCCTCCATCGGGGTCATAATTAACCAAGTATAAATCATCTCCTATATCGTAACGCTGTTCTACTACTACGTGGTGATGAAAGTATAAAGTACTACCTGTGCAATCACCTAAAAAGCAGTTGGCTGGGCATGCAACAATCTCACCGTAGTTGTATCTGTGTTCAAACTCGTTAAACTTATTGACCAGCTTAAGGGTAGAGTCCCCAAGCTTTACCTCATCCTTAAACTTGTTAGGTATGTTTACTATAAACTGACGTAACGGTCTCATGCTATTCAAACTTTAAGTCGTACTCAATGATACAAGGCATGCTGTCTACTGCTTTCCATAGCATCGTGCCTTCTTCGTTTTCTATGTAGATGAGGTATCTTGTTAAAGAGTATTTATGCAGGTAAGCCTCGTCTTGAACAATGGCTGTTACTTTGGTTGCACCTGCCCGCATACCGACATAGTATGCCATAGCATCTTTGGGGTCTCGCCCAATAACTATTTTTCTAATCATTTGTATTTAATTTATCAGACCGTGTTGGTCTGTTTAATTTTCTTCTCCGTCTCTTTTACCGAAGTTTATCCAGTAATCTATTTTAGAAGCATCTTCTTCCTGCTCCATTTTATGAGCTTCTATACAATAAGAAAGCAAGTCTTCTAGCTCTTCTTCATCTTGAACAGCAAAAGAAGACAACAGACTCATGTTGGCTCTGTCATCACCGTATTCATCAACATGTGTGTTCTCCATGTCTAAAAAACCTACAGCAAGACAAGCTATAAACTCGTCTTCAAGACCGTGACTTTTTACCGTCTCATTTATCTTGAGTATTAGCTCTTTAATTTCATTAATACATTCTGCTTGACGTTGAGTCATATTAGTCTATTGTAAGTTTAGTGACTGTAAATGTTGAGTCTGATTGCAGGGTTGCGTTTCCGCTTACTGTTTTTATTTGATAGTAATATTTATTGCCAGCATTTGCATCGTAATCAAACAAAGAAAATCCAATAGCGGTCATGGCTTGGGCGGTATTTACCCTAGCAATTTCGTCTTCATGAATTATACTAGGTGTTCCACTAGAATTTTCTCTATATACTTCAATATAAATATCTGTTTGACTGGAGGTTACATTGGCTATTACATTTACATCTATTCTTACCACACCCCCATTAGCTACAGTTATTTTTCCAGCTGTAGTATCTATAGAAAGTTCAGAAAGAGAATCTATTAAATGAGACCGATTGGTTAATGTGCTGCTAACTACTTTAGCGGAAGGTATTGTATAATCATCACCGTTACTTATATTCGTAGAGCTACTTCTCATAATAGCAATTGGTGGTGACAAAATTCCTGTAACCCCTACAGTAACAGTTTTACTACTAGCGTTTGTTGTAACCCCTATTGGTGAAGTACCAGCTATATTTAAAGTGTCTGTAGCCTCGTTTGCAACAACATCGTTTTGACCGCTTACAGAGATTGTCTTAAAAATATCTGCGCTACCAGAAAAAGCTAAATCACTTAATTCACGTCTAACTACATTATTACTTCCGTCAACCAATAAAGCTGTGTTTTCGTTTGTGTCTTCAGCTGGCAAACTAGAAGAACCAAATAGCATTTGTCCCTCAACCCTTACATGCTGGTCAGACAAACCTAAAGCGGTGTCTTGCCCGTCTCCAGATTGTATTGTTTGTATTGTTCCGCTTGTCCCTATACCATCAGTTGCTGTCTCTAAAGTAAGCAACCCCTTGTAAGTATTTTTAACGCTGGTATTTTCTAAATTAGCCATTTGAGTATCTTTGTTTGAATATACAAATTTAATAAAAATGAAGAAGCGACCACGCAAGGGTATGTTCAGAGATTTCAAGATGCGTAAAGAATCTTGGTTGAACAACGGGTATGCTAAATACTTACGTCTGGTTCTCAGAGACTTAAGTAACAATTACGACATTAAAGAATCCGAATTAAACTTTATGATATTCGTATATGACTACGAATTTTTTACTTTAGACCATGTATCTAATGCGTATTTTTACCACAAAGCAAAGCTTGGAGAGCGAATTATATTCCCTTTAATGAAAAAAGGATATATCTATAAGTATTACGATAAACTATCCCCAACTAAATACGAAGAGTCTATATTTGATGAAAGCCAGATGCGGTATAGAGTTAGGTATGCCTTAACACAAAAGGCTAGGTTGTTAGTCCAGAGGTTCTATAGGAAGCTAGAAGGAGAAGAGCAGATTAATGTGCCGTCTTAACTTTAAACTCTGCTTCTAGAGATGCTTTAGCGTGAGGAACAAACTTCCCCTTGTGCGGCATAAGAAAGTAACGCCCCCCTTCAGACATCCAATGATATCCAGAGGGAGCTTTTACTTTTACTTTTTTGCGAGAAGCTTTCATTACTTCTTACTCTTCATTTTAGCTTTAGCCATCATAATGAAGTCAGCCTTTGTAATCTTACCGTCTTTATTAAAGTCTAACCCTTTTTTCTTACCCAGCTTACCACCTTTCTTATACTTAGGCATCATACCGCCTCCACCAGCTTCAAACATGCCGTCATCTTCAAACGGTGCTGGGGACATTAAGTAGATGTTCTGGTTTGTCTTTTTAATTTTCTCTAGCTTTTTACGCATTTCTTTAGTTAGAGGAAACCCGTCTTTTGT